TCTGGAACGTTGTGGCGTTATGACGCACCGCCTCAAGTCCAGCAAGTGCGTCCAGGCATCAGCAGCGTTACAGTGAAGTTACGAGCTGTGGCAGGCTGATGGCGAAGGTTTACACCGGCAGAGACGGCTTGATGCAGGTCAGCGGGACGACTGTGGCCAAGGTCGTTAATTTTCAGCTGAGCGCAAACCTTGAAACGCTTGAGACGACGACGCTAGGCGACAACATCCGCACTTATACGCCTGGGATTGCTGGTTACAGCGGCAGCGCTAGCTTGCTGTACTACAAGGACGGCAACGGCAACATCAATACAACTGATTTGCTGGACAAGCTTTACAAGACCGGCATAGATGGCGTCAGCAGTACGGACACTGTTGAGCTGACATTCCGCTGGGTTGATGGAACGGATGAAAACGACATCAAGTTGACGGCTTATATCACCAGCGCTTCGCTTGGGGCAACGGTTGGCGAGATTTCACGTGCTGAGATTGCGTTCCAGGGAACTGGTGAGTTGTCCACTGTGTCAATCTCATGAGCATTTATCTAGGCACGTTTGGACAAGTCGAGCTGCAGCGGCAGTTTGATGGGAATGAACTGCTGCTAACCGTGGCACCCGGTGACGTGAATGAAGACATCGATCGCTTTGGTTTTAACTTTGGCAGCCCGTCTGAAGTCAGCGACATTCGAGACCGTTCTGGCTTTTCTTTTAGGCATAACGAAATCGTAACTGGCGATCAGATTGAGATAACAACAACGGGCGATTCTGCTAGCTCGAACTTGCTTTTTATTGACAGCTATGCCAAAACAAGCATCAAAAAATTTGTCAACGTAGACGAAATCGGAGGCTTCAGGCTTTATAACTCGTTTACTGACGCAATCAACAACGTTACGGCTAATGCCGTCCAGCTTTCTGAATCGTTTAGCACTCCTTTAGACGTTCGTGTAAAAGTTGAGAATGCTGAGCGGCGTCTCTTGGCTCAATGCAACAGCTTTGAGTTAAATACGGAGCGCGAAACCGTTGACACAACAGCGCTTTCCGATGAGTTTCGCAATCGAATCAGCACGTTGATGTCTGGTTCGGGTCGGATGTCTTGCTTCTGGGAATATGTGGCGGATACCGACAATGAGACAAACGAGCTGCCTAACTACTTGTTAGAGCTGCTGCTTCGCACGAAAGTTGGGAGCCAGTTCAACGCTCGTTTTTACCTAAAAACAGACCAGCAAGGATATAACAAAACTGCCAGTAGCCCTTCTAGCGTTTCCGGCGCTGGTGACCACGAGGTCTGGTACGAATTCAAAGGAGTTCTGACGGCTTGCGCAATGCAGTTTTCACCGTCTGAGGCAGTGCAATTCACGGCTGACTTTATTACGACTGGTCCAATACAGATCCGGATGGCGCTTGCCGAGCCAGACAAGCTGCTGCTAGAGAATCTTGGCGAAGTATTAACCGATGAGTCGGACTCAGATACGACTAACCGGTCTTTGCTAGGCGAATAGCCCTGCCCCTGGAACTGATCTGGTGCTACCACTATGATGAGCCTACGAGTGGTTTAGTGCGTAGCGTCCATGGCCAACACACGAATCAGCCAGCTAAACCCGCTCGCCAGTGCTGATCTGGTCGGAGACGATCTTTTAGCCGTTGTTGACGACAGCGCGTCTGAAACTAAAAACATCACCGTTAGCGACCTGATCTCGAAAGGGGTCACGTTGATCAATGCTTCAACGATTCCCAGCGCGAAAATCGTGTTTTCGGCTGGGTCGATCGATACAGCTGAGCTTGCGGCGTCAGCGGTTGAAACTGCAAAAATCAATAATTCAGCTGTAACAGCAGCCAAGCTTGCTGATAATTCCAGCGTCACGCTTGTTTCTACGCTGCCTGCATCAGGCGACTTTATTGGGCAGGTTGCGCTCGATACGGATGACAACAAGCTGTACGCCTGGAACGGGTCGACTTGGCTGTCAGTTAAAGGTGCCGGGTCTATCAATGTCACCAACGGCAGCACTACAGGCATTGTCAATATCGTTGCCAGCACAAGCGGCGACACCGTAACGATCAGCGCAACGCTGGACGACACAACTGCTGCTGCAAACTTCCTTGCAGGACCATCCGGCGATGGTGGTGCGGTTAGTTATCGAGCGATTGCGGGAGCTGACCTGCCAACGGCAACAACTTCTGCAAAAGGCGGTGTAATCGTCAACGGCAACGGCTTGACGATGTCTTCGGACACGATCCAGATTGACAACACAGTTACTGCTGAAGCAACTGAAAATCACATTGTTCAATATGACGCAAACGGCTTAGTTACTAGCGGTCGGGCAATTATTGCTAGTGACATACCAATAGCGACATCGAGCACAACAGGCGCTGTTAGTCCTGGGGACGGCTTAAGTGTTGACGCTCAGGGTGATTTAAACCACACTAATTCAGTCACCGTAGGCACTGGGACAAAGGTCACATTTGATGCGCAGGGGCATGTTACAGATTCTTCGGCGCTTGTAGCTGCTGATATTCCCGACCTCGATACAGCAAAGGTCACAACAGGAACTTTCCCGTCAGCTCGACTTGCCGCTGATTCGGTAACAGCAGAAAAGCTTGCTGATCGTTCCACGGCAACGATTGCAACTACCACACCTGCTGGCGGTGCATTTATTGGTCAGACCCATTTATACGGTCTTACTGGAGACTATTTTCTTTGGGACGGAAACGTTTGGCAGCCGATTGGCATCACCGTTGGTGAGATCATTCTCGCTGGAACTTACGACGCCAGCACAAACTTAGTGGCGACAGTCACCGCTGAAGGTGAGGCATTGAGCTTTGCTGTCGGTAGTGCATTGCCTGCTGCTTCGACCGCGAATAAGGGCTATTACGTCGTTGTCAGCGAAGCTGGCACAGGTTCTTCTCCCGCACCAGCAGTTGCGCTAAGCCCGCCTGATTTCCTGTTGTCGACAGGCACTGCTTATACGGAAATTGACGTTTCGGATACGGTCACTGCGCAAACCGCTTCTAACGTCACCTTTTCTGCTGCTGGCAACATTGCTGCGACTAACGTTCAAGCTGCAATCGAAGAGCTTGACACCGAGAAGGTTGCATCAGTCAGCCCGACATTTACCGGAACTGTCGCGCTTGGCGAAGACGCTGTTTTGGCGTTTGAGGGCGCAACCTCTAACGATTTTGAAACTACGTTGACTGTTACCGATCCAACGGCGGATCGGACAATCACGCTGCCTGATGTCACTGGAACGGTTGTAACTACCGGCGATACCGGAACGGTCACCAGCACGATGATTGCTGATGGCACGATTGCCGCTGGTGATATTGCGAGTTCAGCAGTTACGACGGCAAAGATCAACGACGATGCCGTTACCAGTGCAAAGATCGCTGCTGGCGCTGTTGACACGACTGCCCTTAGCGACACATCTGTAACTACCGCAAAAATTGCAGCAGACGCGGTTACTAACGCCAAGGTGGCTGATGGTGCGATTGACACCGAACACCTTGCTGCAAGTGCGGTTCAAACAGCAAAGATCAATGATCTTGCGGTAACGACTGGCAAGCTCGCAGCAACGTCTGTCACTACAGCCAAGATTGCAAACTTAGCGGTTGATACAGCACAGCTAGCAGCAGATGCTGTTACTGGCGCGAAGATCGCTGACGACACGATCAACTCTGAGCATTACGCCGCCGGGTCGATTGATGCTGAGCATCTGTCTGCAGATTGCGTCAATGGCACAAAGATTGCAGATGACTCGATTGATTCAGAGCATCTGGTTGATGGCTCGATTGATGCTGCTCACCTGGCTGGCAGCTCGGTCACGAGCGCAAAAATTGCAGGCGATGCGATCACATCAGCAAAGATTGCTGACGATGCAATTGATTCTGAGCATCTGGCTGATGGTTCCATTGATGCGGTTCACCTCTCAGCTGATTGCGTAAACGGCACCAAAATTGCTGACGATTCCATCGACTCAGAGCACCTTGTCGACGGGTCGATTGATGCAGCTCACATCGCAGCGAATGCGGTCACATCAGCGAAGATTGCTACGGGCGCTGTTGGTGCAACTGAGCTTGCAAGCACCGCTGTTTCTGCTGGAACGTATGGCGCAAGCCAAAACGGTGTGCCGTCATTCACTGTCGATGCTGACGGTCGCCTAACAGCTGCAAGTACAGATACAAGTCCAACAGTATCAAGCCTTGCTGTTACCAACGGAGTGACGATTGGCACGACCCTCGTGATGACGGGTCAAACAACTCTCGCTGAAATTCTGGAGGGAACTCACACGCTGACAGGCACTGATATTGACCCAGCCAATGGTTCGGTGCAAATCAAAACCTTGTCTGGCAACACCACTTTCACAGAATCGCTTGCAGCTGGTCAGTCAGTTGTTCTACATCTTGTGAACGGCGCTAGTTACACGGTGACTTGGCCGACAATCACCTGGGTTACAGCAGACGGAAATACTGCCCCAACACTTACTGCGAATGATGTCGTTGTGCTGTGGCAGCTTTCAACTACGCTGTACGGAGCTTATGTGGGGAGCGCGGCCTGATGCTGGCACGTAATCTTCTGGCGGCAAGTGCAAGCGAGGCGACACCGGTTGATACGACCTGGGACACGAATGCAAGCGCCGTAACACTGTTTACCGATACGCCCCAAAATTGGCTGAGGGTCAATTCTCAGGAGAGCAATCCAACTGGAATGTTTATTAAGCCTGACGGGGCAAAGCTATACATTTGTGGGCAGGGCGGCGATGAAGTTAATGAGTACGATTTATCTACTGCCTGGGACATTACAACAGCGACCTTTGATCAATCTTTTAGCGTAAGCACCCAAGAAACTTCGCCAAGCGGACTGTTTTTTAAGTCTGATGGAACAAAAATGTTTGTTATTGGCAGGTCAGGTGATGACGTTAATGAATATACGTTGTCAACCGCTTGGGACGTTTCCACTGCATCCTATTCGCAAAATTTCTCAGTTTCAGCGCAGGACTCATCCCCAACTGGGATCTTTTTTAAGAGTGATGGAACGGAAATGTACGTTACAGGCACAACAGGCGACAATGTTTACCAATATAATTTGACAACAGGTTGGGACGTAAGCACCGCAAGTTATGATCAAGCTTTTGATGTAAGCAGCCAAGAGGCCGCGGTTGAAGGTTTGTTTTTCAAATCTGATGGCACAAAAATGTTCATTACGGGAGTTAGTAGCGACGAAATTCGAGAATACTCTTTAACAACGGCATGGGATATTTCAACAGCAAGCTATTCGGGAGACAGTGAGTCTTTTAACGTCGGGACACAGGATAGCAATCCAAAAGATGTCTTTTTCAAGACTGACGGCACAAAAATGTATATTGTTGGTAACACAAAAGATGCATTATTTCAGTATAGCTTGTCAACCGCTTGGGATGTGTCAACCGCTAGTTTTGCATATCCGTCAAAAGATTTTTACGACTTTGAAACCCCAACCAGCCTTAATTTGAGCGGTTACGGCATACATTTTAAGCCAGACGGCACAAGGATGTATATAGTAGATTCTTCTTTTGACGCCATTTTTGAGTATTCGCTTTCAACGGCATGGGAAGTCAGCAGCGCTAGTTACGTGAGAAACAGAGGCGTTGGCTCTGAGGAGGGATTTCCTCATTCAGTGTTTTTTAAGCCAGATGGAACAAAAATGTTTGTAGTGGGCCCAAGCGATGACGAGGTTCAAGAATACGCATTGTCTACAGCTTGGGACATCTCAACAGAGACCCATACAAGATCGTTAGATGTTTCGTCGCAAGGCACTATTCCCAGAGGTTTGTTTTTTAAGTCTGACGGCACAAAAATGTATGTGCTGGATACAGGCGACAAAGAAGTTAATGAATACGATCTTTCAACCGCTTGGGATCTGTCGACTGCGTCGTTCAACCAGTCGTTTGTCGACACGGCGCGTTTCGGCTTTACCTATGCTTTGTTCTTCAAAGCAGATGGGACAAGAATGTACACTATGAATACAAATAGCACCTTGACCGAGTTTGGTTTGTCAACCGCTTGGGATGTCTCGACTGCAAGTACAAATCACGGCGGTTTTGGCTATACATTTTTTGCAACCAGTTCTCGCGGGATGTACTTTAAGCCTGACGGCACTAAATTCTGGATAACAGATAATAGCGGAGGAACCGTCCACGGGTTCACTCTTAGCCCCCGATGACTCTCATGTACGTCAAGCTCAACAACAGCCATCAGCCCATCAGCTTCCCTTACTCGCTGACGGAATTGCGCCGCGAGAATCCTGGGACGTCATTCCCCGCGAATATCAGCGACGAGACGTTGGCTGATTACAGAGTGCATCCAGTCACAACAACTGCAGCACCGGCTTTTGACCCTAGAACTCAAGAGGTCGAACAAGCGGCTGAGCTAAAGAACAACGTTTGGACGCAGGTTTGGACTGTTGTTAATCGTTCAGAAGCTGAAGCCAGCGAAAACATTCGTGGTCTTCGCAATAAACGTCTTGCGGAGACTGACTACACGCAACTAACCGACGCGCCAGGTGATACCGCCGCTTGGGCTACTTATCGTCAAGCTCTGCGTGACATTACAGCGCAAGAGGGATTTCCTTTTACAGTGACATGGCCGACTGAACCGTCTTGATGACCTTTTTGGTTGGTATCGCAACTGGCGTCCTGCTCGTGATGGGCTGGGCGCTTCTTTCTATGTCTGCTGAATGATGAAACGCCCTGATCCGATGATTGCGTCTAAGCCTGGAGCGGAAGACGTTCAAGCAATGACAGCAAGAACGTTGTGGCTGGAGGAACTTTTCTTCCTTGATGGCCGCGATCAAGCTAGCCATCCGCAGCATGGTTTGTTCACAGGTTTGGCCAATAAATATCAAAACCTGGATACAACTGACGGGATCTAATGGCTAAATCCTTGAGCGGCAGCATCTTTGTTGTCGGTAAACCAAAACGGACGCGACAGGGTAATGGCACAAACAGTCGCCCCAAAAGGGGCAGAAAGCGATACCGTGGCCAAGGAAAACGTTGATTCTTCCAATGATCAAACCACTCGTGATCGCTGCTTCTGGTGTTCTCGCTGGTTCAGCTGCTTGGGCAGGCCCTTATGCCAACGTTGAAATGAACGGTGGTTATCAGGACGAGTATCTCGGCTCGACTACAGATGTCCACATTGGATATGAGGGCACAAGCGGTCCTTATGCGTTCTACCTGCAGGGAGGTCCTGCGATCGTGGCTCCTGATGGTGAAGACTCTGAGATTGAGCTGTCTGGCAAGATCGGCGCAAGCGTTCAAGCCAGCGATAGCTTCAGTGTCTATGGCGAGCTGAGCTTCATCACTGCAGAGGATGACCCTGCAATTGGAACGAAGCTTGGTGCTAAGTACAGCTTCTGAGCTAACTTGTAATTGCGTAGAGCTGCGCCCCTTCTGGTCTCACACAGCAGGAGGGGTTTTTTCTTGCCATGCAAAAGCTTTTCAACCTAATGGCCGCCGCATCCTTTGTGATGTCTGGAGCGATGGTCGTTGGAGCGGTGATGGTCTACACCCGCATTCCGTCGATCACTCAGCATTACATCGACGAACTCAAAGGCGAGTTGACGGGAATGATTACGGATATGGTCCCTGGTCAAATTGACCAAGCGCTGCCAGAGTTGCCGACAACTACAGGTCCGGCAGTGCCGTTTAGTCTTCCATGACTGATCAGATCAACTCACCAGCGCATTACACCAAAGGTCGGGTTGAAGCGATTGACGTAATTGAGGATGTGGTCGCTGGAGCGCCTGACACAGTGACCGGTTACTTGGTGGGTCAGACTTTGAAGTATCTGCTGAGAGCGTGGCACAAGGGCAACACGATGCAGGATCTGCAGAAGGCTGCTTGGTATTTGAACCGCGCCATCGACAGATTTAACGCTTGACACAAGAAAACCCCGCCTCTGAGTAAAACGGGGTCTTCAAGTGCCCTCTAGAGGCATGTCTTTTATAGCCGAAAATCGCTTACGTCACCATCTTGGTGTTGGCGGTTGGATCGTCGTCATGAGCTTCAGGCCCGAAGCCCTTAGCTTTGATTTGTGCCATATCAAGTTCTGGAGCGGGTGCTTCTGGTTTCTTGTCAAACGACGCAAGCCATTCACGTAAAGCATCACCAGTTGGAGTGCTCTTAGGCCATTTAACGAATTTGAGGATGGCTTTTGGATCGGTGAATAGTATTGCTGTTTTACCGACCATTACGGTGTAAACAACAGGCGGGCCTTCTCTTCTGCGGTTGCGCTCAATCCAAAGTTCTTTGCCTGCTGTAAACCGTTCTGATTTCATGCCTGAGATCCGTCAGATTGGAGTGAATGCAGTAGGCGTGCCAACAATCTCTGTTGGTCAGCCGATACCACCACCAGTTTTACCAGCAGCACCGCCAGTAACGTCTGCGGCGTTTCCAGTTATTGATATGCCTGGATGTGTTCGCGCCAGGCTGACCAAAGGCAAAGGCGTCGAGACATTTCAGGATGATCCACGAGGCACAGTGACCTTGTGTGATGGAGCGGTGCCTGTTTACGAAGCGCCAGATTACAGACCGCGTGATTTTACGTGGGTTAAACCGCCTGAGGTGCCAATAAAAAGGCCGGAGTTGGCGACTCCAGCCCAGCCCTCTCTTCGTGTAACGCCGGCCTTGGCTTCCGGCGATTCAAAGATGCCACAAGACCCACCTTGTCCGCCATTTGGTGCGAAAGAAATCGGATCGTTTAACAAATTAGGGACAAAAATCCTGGCGGGTTATGAGCTGCAGAATGGCGAGTGCGTGAAGATTTGGGATCCCGTGCCAGTGAATCAGGTGTTTGATAACTATCTGCCTGATGCCGGTCCAACGATGTCTGTTGCGTTGACAGCTGCATTTGCGACGACAGTAGCGATCTTCGCCAAACCGATCGCGTCAATGTTGCAGAAACTTGCCAAGCCTGTGACGAAGAAAGTGGTGAAGAAGATCAATCAGAAGCTTGGCCGTACGGAGAAACTGGAATCCTTACAGGAGCGACGTTCTGCTCAGCGTCACCGGAATCAAGCCATTCGCGATCTGAGGCGCGCTCTGGGTAAATGATCTGGTGCGTGTGATCTTCAACTGGTACGGGTTTGAGTACGACATCAGCGCAAATGGCAGCAAACGGTGAGTTTTTGGCAAAGCCATAGCCCTCTCTGATGGCCTCAGCGCAAGCCTTAAGCCGTCCCATTTCGTAGTTGAGGCGTTTGTCAGCTAGAGCTTGCTCGTAGAGCGCGACTTGTTTTTTAGCTGCCTGCTTGCACAGTTCAATCGGTCCACGATCCAGCGGTATGGAGAAGGTGGCTGTGATGCCAAAGTTGTTGCTGTAGTTTTGGCGGTAGCCTGTGCGTTGCGGCTTGTAATACAGGACCTTGCCAGGGTTATCTGGAACGCCATCGGGGCCATCGAGTCCTGTTTCTGAGTCGATTAGGCCAAAGTTGTCGCTGTTGTCGTAGACAGGCTCTTGATAATACTGATTGTCTGGCTTACCAAAAGAATGCGTCGACGAAACAAAGGGCGAGATGTTGAGCGTGGCTGAATCGCATTGGATCTGAGATCCGTAGCTGTGCTTCATGTATTGCCCAGGTGTAATCTGCACAGCCTGGTTAACGACTGAACCACTGCTGTTGCTTACAGGTGATGCAGTTGCGCTGACTTGTGCTGCTGCTGGAGCGGCATACATCAGGCTGAGCAGCAGAGCAGACGCTGTTGCTCTCATTGGCTAAACGTGCTGGTTGATTCGGTGACGCTTTCGATGATTGTCTCGCGATCAATCACGACTTTTTCAATCAAGCCTGGACCGCTGTAGGTCTCTGCATACTGGAATACAGCTCCTGGAACGGTTTGTTTCCAGGTTGATCGACTGGAGAGGTTCAGCGATTTTGCGTTAGCTGGCGGACTGACGATACCGCTGGTTGGTTCTACTCCAGTGCCGCTCACGCTGTATTCAAAGCCAGTGCGATATGACTCAGAGATGATCGATTCTTTGACAACCGTCTTGGACTCAGTATGAGACGAAACTATGCCTTGGCTGAAGTTTGGAACGACTGGGACTGCAGTTGCTGAAGAAGGCAG